TTATTCAATTCTGGTTGTTGTTGAATTCTTGCTAAAAACTTTTGTTTTGGACCATATGAAATTGGAACTCTAATTTCGCCAATATTATTTTCATTTTTGTCAGAATGACGAATATGAATTTGATTGAATAAAGTTCCAAAAGAAATAATAGTCTTTCTTATGATCTCGTGATAATAGTAATTTCCTAACATCAGTAATTTCCAAATGGATTTGATTCTGAAAAATCTAAAATGATATCTGCTTCCTCCTCAATCTCATCATTTTTATTATATTTATTATATGTATCGTTTTTATCAAAGGTTTCGACTGTATATAGTGCTCCAGATTTTGTTCCTGTAATTGTTTCTCCTGGAAAAAATCCAAGTTGTGTAACACCAATTCCAACATTTGAAATTTTAAGAATATTTCCATCCTTGTCCCAATTATTAACTCTGGCTCTTGTTTTTGATCTAGATCCAATTACAATTTCATTAAACAAATATGTTCCAAATCCGGTGATTGTTTCTGGACTGGCAATCGTAACAGTTGGAGTTGTGGTATATCCAAATCCTGGATTAGAAACATAAATCGACTTTATAGAAGGACTTACATTTGAACCAACATATCCAATTGATGCAATACCAACCGCTGTTTGACCTACCCCACTGATTATAAGTTCTCCTGGAGCAGAGACCGTAACAATTGGTGCTGTTCCGTATCCAATTCCACCGGTTCCAGAGATTGTAAATCTAACCACACCTTTGTATGTGGTTTCAATCGAACAAGTTGCAGCAGCACCAACTCCACCACCACCAGAAATGGTTATGATTGGAGGATTTACATATCCCGCACCTGCATTTGTCAAATATATTCTTTCAACAGAACGAATACCTCCCCTAACTGTTGTGATTGCCACTGCAGTTGCATTATCTAATGATGTTCCTGCTGGTGATGTGCTTATGGCAACAACAGGAGTTGATGTATAACCACTACCATCATTGTTTATAAAAATTTCCTTTACATATCCTGAAGGTACAGAACCAGAAATTAATGCCGTTGCTACTGCTGTAACACCAACCCCAATTAAATTTAATGTTGTAATATATCCTTCTTCTTTAACTTGAATATCAATTTCATCAATAGAAGTATCAATAATTTCATCTTCGTATTCAAACAATTCGCATTTTAATTCATAAACATAATTTCTTCCCAACTGATAAAATGGGTTTTCGTGCTCTACAAATTTAACTTCAAAAAGTCTTTCTCCCAATGGGAAATATATTAAATCTCCTTCTCTTGGTCTAGATGAAAGTATTATATCACTTTCTTCTGTTCCATCATCTAATGCTCCCAAAAATGGTGCAATGAAATCTTCAAATCTTTCTTTCGAAATTGTGATTAGTAATTCGTCCTTTAGACTTACTCCAAATTTTGTAAGAATATCGCCCTGACCACTATATCCATCAAAATTATTTAAATATGCCTCAATTGCAAAATTATCATCAAACCTTGAGGAAGTGACTTCTTCAATGATTGTTTTTTTATTTACAAACTTTCTTGGGATATAAACAACTTCTACACCATACATTTTCAATTGTTCATTTATAAGATCTTGAACTAATCTTTGTTCAGATGAAGTTCCGTGTAAAAAGAAAGGATTGAGTGCCATTATCCAATAAAATCATATGGAGGAAGTTCATAGTCCATTGCCATTCTTTTTTGAATTTCGTCAAGTTCTCTTTGAGCATCCTCATAGAGTTCTCTACCATTTAATTCAATTCCTCCAGGAAGTTTAACTCCTCTGAATTTAATCAAATTTTGCCCCCACTGTCTTTTGATAATGGCAGTTAAATATCTCTTAAGAAAACTGTCATTATAAATCTGTGAAAATGATTCTGGATCAAGTGCCCTATAACAGTCTAAAACTATAAAATTTCCAACAGATTGTGCTCCCCAATCAATATCCAAATATAATCTATCTTGTCTTTTATTAAATCTAATTTGTTTATCTGTTGTGAGTAAGAAATCAATATCTTCCAAATAACTCTTAACCATTGAATACTGTAAAAGTTCAACTGAATTAAAATAATATAAATCATTTAAAAATAACTGATATTTAATACTGAACATTCCTCCAGAAATTGAACTAGTATCAAATCTAAATATTTTTTCTATTCCAATAACTGAATCTGGAACTTGAATATAATTAGAAGTTTCATAAAAATTAAATGTTGTAGTTCCATATCCTGTTATATTAGATGTCCCTGTTGTTGTAACAATTCCAACACCATTCGTATTTTTTGCACTTCCTCTATCAATATCATTCTGACTTATTTTGTACTTTAAATACATTCTTTCAACACCATCAAAGTGGCGCTCATTGAAGTACTGAATGGCATCATCTACTAAGTCATCTATTTGATCATCATCAATGTTAATCTCCAACACAGGGGCACCTAGACGTCTTAGGCAGTAATCTATAAGTCCTTGTCGAGTTGATGGTTTTGCCATTGTTCTATTTTTCTATTTTTTTAGAATTTTTTAATTCATCGTATTTATTTTGAATATTTAAATTTTCTGTTAATAAAATATTTTTTTGATCTTCAAAATCTTTTGTTAGTGATTGTAATTTTGCTTCTAATAAAATATTTTGATTTGTTAATGCTGAAATTTTTTGATTATACAGACTAACTAAGATATTCACATCAACTTCACTATTCATAACTAGAATGTTCCTCCGTCTAAAGTGCTAGTCCACATTGGTTTATTTGTATAAACTACTGAAGCAACAATTGCAGTAGTTCCAATGCCAATATTGCTTCCATTTTTAAGCAAAATGGAGTTATTTGTTGTATTGAAAGTTCCTTCTACTCCAATTAAAGTTATTATGGATGTTGAAGCAACACTAGTTTTGACAATACCATAAGCACCACCAGTATTTTGTAGAATAATATCTCCGACAGTTACTGTAGTAAGTCCAGATAATGTAATATTTGCTTCAGTTACTGCAGTTAGAATCTGTTTGGATGTGATTGTCGGTGATGCTGGATCATTCGTGGAATTTTGAAGTCCTGTACTATCAAAATAAACCACTCCATGAGTACTGAAATCTCCAGATTGGTAATAAATACCTTTAATATCCAAATAACCCTTTGTTCCAGATACTACACTATTTGAAATACTAGCATCCGGAACATAAGTAAAACGCCCTGTACTATCATCAAATCCAAAAAATCCTGATTTTTGATTTGCCGTTCCTACACCGGTATTATAATCAAAAGAAATACCTCTATCAGTATTTGTATCATAGGCATGAGTTATAGTTAATTGAGTTGTTGAGGTAATTCCAGAACTTGTGGCTCCAGTAATTGTAACAATCTTTGTTGATGTATTATATGCCGTAATCGTAGTCAGTCCACTATTAGGTAAAGCAGCATTACCTGAAATAATATCACCAGTATTAATTCCAACAACGGAATCCAAAGTAATTGTGGAAACACCCGATGCAACTGCTACAACTACGGTTCTATTACTTGTTACATCACCCAGTGAAATAATTGAACCATTTACAGTAACACTACTGGAGTCTACTGTGGTTGTTGTTCCATCAACTTGAAGATCTCCCTTAATAATAACTAGTCCTTGATTACTTAATCCGTCAGGATATGGGTCAATATATAATACATTTCCTCCACCAGATTTGGTCGAAATTACATTTGAACTAATTCCAATATTATCAATCGTAGCTCCACCAGTATTGGTAAGAGGTCCGGTATGACTAAGTACTCCTGTAATTGTTATAGTGTCTGTTGATTCACTCCCTAGAGTTGTATTACCATCAACTTGAAGGTTTTGATTAACCGTTAAATTATTTTGATTTGTCTGTGCTCCAGTTACATTTAAAATTCCGCCAATATAAACATCCTTTACAATACCAACACCACCGGCAACTCTTAATGCACCAGATGTTGTAGTTGTTGCATTTGTAGTTGCGGCAATCGAAACAAAAGAAGTGTTTGGAGTGCTTTGAAAATTAACACTTGTTACAGAAGATGTTGCACCAAGATTTAGTGTGGTCGCATTTGGAACACTTAAAATCGCATTACGAATGGTTGCAATACCTGTCGTAGCACCCACCACCAGTGCCGTTGCAGCACCAGCGAAGTTTAGATTGGTTGCTACTGTATTATAAAGGTTCTGGGTCGCTTGAGTACCTACAACCGTTGGGTTATTAATAGTTGCAATACCAGATGTAGCACCCACCACTAGTGCCGTTGCAGCACCAGCGAAGTTTAGATTGGTTGCTACTGTATTATAAAGGTTCTGGGTCGCTTGAGTACCTACAACCGTTGGGTTATTAATAGTTGCAATACCAGAGGTAGCACCAATTACAATATTAGTACCAGCACCTAATACATTAGCATTCGTTACAGTTGCATTAAAGAGATTAAGTTCTGCAGTATTACTAGTAACATCACCACCATCAACATTCAAGTCTCCATCAAGGTCTAATGTTGCATTTCTAATCGTAGTAATACCAGTAGCAGCACCAAATAATATGTTAGTACCAGCACCTAATACATTAGCAGTGGTTACAGTTGCATTAAAGAGATTAAGTGCTGCGGTATTACTAGTAACATCACCACCATCAACATTCAAGTCTCCGTCAAGATCTACTGTTGCATTTCTAATCGTAGCAATACCTGTCGTAGCACCCACCACCAGTGCCGTTGCGGCACCAGCGAAGTTTAGATTGGTTGCTACTGTATTATAAAGGTTCTGGGTCGCTTGAGTACCTACAACCGTTGGGTTATTAATAGTTGCAATACCAGATGTAGCACCCACCACTAGTGCCGTTGCGGCACCAGCAAAGTTTAGATTAGTTGCTACTGTATTATAAAGGTTTTGGGTTGCTTGAGTACCTACAACCGTTGGGTTACGAATAGTTGCAATACCTGTCGTAGCACCAATTACAATATTAGTACCAGCACCTAATACATTAGCATTAGTTACATTAGTATTGAAAAGGTTAAGTGCTGTGGTATTACTTGTAACATCACCACCATCAATATTCAAATCTCCGTCAAGATCTACTGTTGCATTTCTAATCGTAGTAATACCAGTAGCAGCACCCACCACCAGTGCCGTTGCAGCACCTAATACATTAGCAGTGGTTACATTAGTATTGAAAAGGTTAAGTGCTGTGGTATTACTTGTAACATCACCACCATCAACATTTAAATCTCCATCAAGATCTACTGTTGCATTTCTAATCGTAGTAATACCAGTAGCAGCACCAAATAATATGTTAGTACCAGCACCTAATACATTAGCAGTGGTTACATTAGTATTAAAGAGATTTAATGAAGTAGTATTACTTGTAACATCACCACCATCAACATTCAAGTCTCCGTCAAGATCTACTGTTGCATTTCTAATCGTAGCAATACCAGTAGCAGCACCCAGCACCAATGCCGTTGCGGCACCCAATATATTAGCAGTGGTTACATTAGCATTTAGTAAATTAAATGCTGTTAGATCTGTGATTATATCCGCGAAAACCTTGATTCGACCAGTTCCATTTGGATCTAAATTTATATCCCCATTTACATCTGTAGATGAAATTGTATTTCCATCTAATGTTAAGTTATCTACATTCCATTGATTAACTTTTCTATTTTGGTCTAAAATAGCAACAAAACCATTTGATGCTGTCGTTGGATTTGCTTGTCCATCAACTAAACCAGGACCAATACTTAAAAGGTCTGTATAGTATCTACCACCAATTGCTATTGGATCCGCATCAACAGAATCTGGGGTCCCTGAGTTATCACCTACAAATAACCTACCACCAGAATTTCCATGACTACCTATACCAATTGTAAGTCCAAGTTCTCCATAATAGAGATTACTTGGAGCAACAGTTCCTGTGGATCTTTTAATCCTGATTATACTTGACATTTTAGAAATTTCCTCCGTTGATCTCTATCTGATTGGTGCCTAATTGATTGGATGGTAAATTTCCATCATTATCTGGTGCTGTTGCAGGATCTGAAGTTAAATATTTCGTAGAATTCCATTTATTTGTTGCAGAATCATAAATGAGTAATTCACCACCAGTTAAATTTTGTATATTTACATCAGAAAGTTCAGATAAAGAAAGTCCGCGAGCCCCAGCAAGTGAAGATATGACTTTTATTGCTGGTTGTTGTCCCAATCTGACTTTTATCTCAGACATTTATAAATGATTCAGGATCTAAAATATATTTATAAAGGATTAATTCCAAGAAAAGAAATAGTTTCTTGTTGTTTTAAATATAACTTGCAGTATAATTTACAAAAATCTTTTAACTGTTCTTCATTTAAATTATCAATAAGTCTATTTTGTTTTTCATATTCAAATAACTTGTTAATAGTTTTCAATTCAATTTCATTTGGATCCATTAATTAACTCCTTTAATAGTGTTTTAATTTCATCAATATCCTGTTTCATTTTATCAAGTTCTTTTTTTTGAAAATCTTTAT